CGCGACAACTCCTGAGGGTCGTGAGAATCAGCTCGTTTCAAAGGCGATTGACCTGGCTGAGAAGCAGATCAAAACAGGAAAAGCGTCATCTCAGGTCATTACTCACTTCTTGAAGCTCGGATCGACCCGTGAAAGACTCGAACAGCAGCGACTTGAGCATGAGAACGAGCTGACTCGGGTTAAGATCGAGGCGCTCGAGTCTCAGAAGCGTGTAGAAGAGTTGTACATGGAAGCTTTGCAAGCAATGCGGTCGTATGCTGGCGATCTTCCGCCACAAGACGATGAAGACTAGAACTTACTCTGAGCTCCGTCGATTGGAAACGTTTGAGGATCGATATTTCTACCTCGAGCTCAAGGGAACACTCGGAGCAAGTACATTCGGATTCGATCGATGGGTCAATCAGCGTTTTTACAAGTCTAGGGAATGGTTGTCGGCCAGAGAGCAGGTTATTGTTCGCGATAACGGTTGTGATCTGGGTATCCCTGGCTTTGAGATTTATTCGGGCTTGTTGGTTCATCATATGAATCCAATTTCGGTGGATGATCTAGAACACGGTGAAGATTGGATCATTGATCCAGAATACCTGATTACGACTTCCTTACAAACGCACAATGCCATCCACTATGGTGATGTAACGTTGCTTCCACGAGGTCCGGTGGAAAGGAAATCTGGTGATACAACACTTTGGTGAACTACTACAGGACCTGGGAAGGGGGTTACTAAGCGTTACAACAATCCCTGATGAGGCTTTGATTACAATCAATAGTCTCGAAATCCTGGGGATAATCTATTTGGCAATCGCGATGTCAAAGTTGCGGGAGCGATTGGCCAAGATGGAAGGTCGAGAAGAGCAACGCGGGCAAGAGATGAAAAGATGATGTTTCTTAGTTATACTTACTGGGACATTATTATTGTTTCGCCAGCAGCATTTGCAATCGGTGTTATAACCGGTTATGTCATACGCGCGAAGCTTAATGGTAAGGAGAAATAATGTAGGATGCCGTAAAAGGGAGGTTAAGCTGAGTGGTCAAACCCAAAATCAGCTTTAGCCCGCCGACTCTTGACTTAGTCTTATATGCTGGAGATGGTCCAAGTTTTAGTGTAGTACTCAAGGATCCAGCGGGTGTATTGATCCCGATTACGGGTACTATGAAAGCTCATATTCGAGCAGAACGAGATGCTCCGGACCCCCTAGCAGTATTTGACATTGATTTGGACTCAGCAACTAATGGTATTGCTGTGTTAAGGTTGACGGGTGAGCAAACACAAGTATTAGCGCCTTCTGATGAGAAATTTGAAGGTGTTTGGGATTTAGAGTGGACAGCTTCTGGTATGGAGCCTTTGACTATCTGTCAAGGAAAAGTGGAGTGTTTTCCTGATGTCTCACGTTGAATTAATCATAGATCGAGACGAACAAACGATTGATTTGGAGCTTGTTGAAGAGCGAGGCTTGATTATCGTAGCTACGGGAAATATGGGGCCTCCTGGTCCACCTGGTCCAGCTGTTCCCGGACCTCCAGGACCACCGGGACCTGCCGGAGCTAACTCAACAGTTCCTGGTCCTCCTGGAGCTACTGGCGCTCAAGGACTTCAAGGTCCACCAGGTCCTGCTGGAGCTGATTCAACAGTTCCCGGTCCTCCTGGAGCTGCTGGTCCTGCCGGTCCAGAAGGTCCAGAAGGTCCTGCAGCAGAAACTCCACTTGTTGTATATCCTCTATATGCTGGTCAACCGGATCCAACGAGTTATTCTACTCCAGGTGGGTTTGAATTAGGAACGTGTTTTGCTGTATTTGTTTTTGGGGTAGAACTAGTGGGAATAGCTTTTTATAAAATGGTAGGAGAAACAGGCTCTCATACTATGCATCTTTGGAATGAAGATACGGGAGCATTAATTGGAAGTTGGGCTATTCCTGGACCTGAGCCTGCTTCTGGTTGGGTGGAGTACGAACTTCCATCTCCAATTCCATTGGATCCGAACGTTGATTACATGATTTCCTATAATGTTAATGATAGATGGCCTACTGGTAATAAAGTTGTAATGAAAAATGGACCTGTAGGTACAAGACTATCTACTCAGGCAGGAGGTTCTACTGATCCAGCAGCTTATGCACTTTTCCACGATGATCCTGGAAGTATGCCTAATACTATTGGGACTACGAATTATTTTGCTCAAGTATATGTAAGAAGTGTTCCCTTTGGATCGGAGCCGTGATGTGGGACTACGAACACGCATATCCGGGCGGTCCAATGGTGGCCGTTTTAGGATTTCCGAGGCCTGTATATCCTCCGGATGATCCTGGGAGGCCAAATTCTGCAGATGGCTCGGATGTAGAAGCATATAAGCGTACGGTTAGTCGTCTTGGGCGTTGGCAATGGCAAGCCTTTGATCAAGCCTTCTCGAATGGATTTTCTCATGGTAAAGGAGGAAATGTCGGGGAATCTGGGATCGAAGGCTTTCAACGACAGATGAAAATTCAAGCTACGGGTAATATTGGCCAAGAAACTTTCAATGCTTTGCGGTCAGCTAGAATTCCTGAAGGTTTGCCCAATGCGGGTCAACCAGGAATGGATGCTCGTAGCGTTGAGTTGATTAATGCGGCATATAAGCGTTTTGGCGGCAAAGAAGAACCTGAATCTGGAGGTTCAAGCAAGGCTCAAGCACGATTGAAGAAAGCCCAATCACAGATCGGGTATGCAGAAACTGGCGATAATAAAAATAAGTATGGCGAGTGGTATGGCATGAATGGGGAGCCTTGGTGTGCAATGTTTTGTACTTGGTGTGATGTATTGAGTGGAAATCCAAGTCGATATGCATTTGTCAAGGGTCTTCGCTATGCTTATTGTCCCTATATTGTCAATGATGCTCGTCTTGGCTATTACGAGATGAGTGTTGTCTCGACGCCAAAACCAGGCGATCTTGTTCTTTATGATTGGTCTAGAGATGGCGAATACGATCATATTGGAATCTTTGAATCGGGTAATGCGAATAGTTGGAATGCCATCGAGGGAAATACAAGCACCTCTAATAACAGTAATGGTGGCCAAGTGATGCGTAGGACTCGATCTAGTTCAGGAATTAATAGACTCTTCGTTCGAATAAAAGAATAGAAAGGAATACAATGTCGGTTACGCTCAATTCTACCCGTAAGGCTGTCGAGATCGCCTGGGAGACAGGGAATCCTCCAGTCGAGCAGCCACCGGAGGAGAAGCCACCGGGATTCCCAACGCATCCGATCTATCTCCCGCCGTATGTCGACAATGCACCTCCTACTGATCAGCCGAAGCCAGATCATGAGCTTCCTGGAGATCAGCCACGGCCGGATCATGAGCTTCCTGGTGATCAGCCACGGCCGGATCATGAGCTTCCTGGAGATCAGCCGAAGCCGGATCATCCGATCTTCTTGCCGCCATACATCGACAACTCGCTGCCCCAGCCACAGCCGAAGCCCGAGCATCCAATCGTGCTTCCGGATCCTCCGCCGGATCTGATCGAGGGAATTCCGCCGGAGAAGCTGGAGAAGTTGAAGGACTTTCTGCTCGGAAATCTGCCGCCCTTCGAGGGACGGCCGGAGCCGACTCCGATGCATGGCACGGTTGCGGCGGTGCAGGTCTTCGCACAGGGTCAGGATGGTGATTGGTCCAATACAGCAGTGATGCCGAATGATGGTTTCGCTGTGCTTACCTATCCGATGGACTTCCAGGGCGAGAGCTATGTCGAAGTCCGAGATCTGGCGGGTTCGCTGATCGATTCTGGCACGATCTCTGTCGAGTAAGGGGGTTGATATGGAGGAAACACCTCAGGTCGAGGTAGAACAGGTCGAGGAGGAGCAGGAGAAGTATGATGGCGGCGAGATTCCACGTCTGGAGCCTCGAGTCGAGCCAGATGTTCCTGAGCCTCAGGTTCAGCCAAGCGAGTAATCTAACCTAAGTGGGTGAGAGTAGTGGAACAAAGTATTCTTATTAGCACAAAGAAAGTTCTGGGCATTGCTGAGGACTATACGGCATTTGATCTAGATATTATTACTCATATCAATACGGCGTTCTCTACTCTCACTCAACTGGGAGTTGGCCCCGCTGAGGGTTTCATGATCGAGGACGCAGAACCTGAGTGGGTCGATTTTTATGCCGATGATCTTCAGTACAATGCTGTGAAATCGTACGTCTTTCTTCGCGTTCGGTACTTGTTTGATCCGCCGCAGACATCATATCTGATTTCTGCAACTGAGAGGCAAATTCAGGAGCTCGAGTGGCGTCTAAATGTTCATCGTGAAGAGACTGGGTGGACTGATCCTATGCCTCCTGACTACTGGATTGAAGATGTCCACGAAGGAACGATTGTGGAGGTAAGAGGTGGAAAGAGAAAGTTCATTGGAGGAACGGCAGCGTAAGGATGCAGAAGTTGCCGCGGCCAATAGGGAACGGCAGGAGCGACAAGGTGTAGTTGAGTCCGCTTCTGGTGAAGAGGCATCTGCTTCTGCTGAAGAGGCGAATGAAGTTTCAAATGAAAGTGAAGCAAACGAAGCGTCCGTGTACGGTGGCGGCGAAATCCCTCGCGAAGAATCGTAGTAGGGGGTGGAGATGTCCATTGCTGAAATTGTAGAGGACGTTCTCGCGCATATTTCAGAAAAACCGTGGAGTGCTTATACAGAAGCGGATTATACAATTGAGCAATGGCACTCTGCGTGTTTGGTTCATTTGCATGATGGTCCTCCCACCTCAAAGAGCCAATGTAAGTTGCCTGTCAAAACACCAGGCGGAGCATTAAATCGAAATGGAGTCCATGCTGCAGCAGCTGCCTTAGCTGGAGCACGATCTCCACTTAAAGCTTCTCCTGAACAGAAAGCAAAAGCAGCTCGTGCTCTGAGAGGGTATTATAGTCAATTGGGAGAAGAGCCACCGGATTCGTTGAAACAATCGGATAATCTAGTCGAAGACATTCTTGCTCATCATGGTGTTAAAGGTATGAAGTGGGGGGTTCGGAGATCAGGACCAACGGCGGTTTCTGTCTCTGATAGGAGAAAGTCCGTTAAGACTAGAGGTGGTAAAGGACTTCCTGCGCATCCGGATGCAATTCCTGCACGTGTGATTGGACAGAAAGTGAAGAAGAGTGGCCTGAAGGCGCTTTCGGACGATGAGTTGCAGGCGTATGCTAAGCGGATGAATCTAGAGCAGAATGTTCAACGGCTGCAGTACCACAATGCTCCTGCAGCAAAGAAGTTCGCTTTGGGTCTAGTTGGAAAGACTGGACAGCAACAGGCATCGGACGTATCGAACAAGGTGGCTACGGCACAGGTTGCGAAGTTGATGAAGAAGATCGTCAAGTAGTGGAGGGGAGGTTAGCATGGGCCTGTCGAATACTGCGATACCGATCTATTACGGTCTGTTTCGCGAGGCAGTTCTCCGTGGAGAGATTCCTGTGAATCGTGAGATCTCCTTGGAGATGAATCGAATTGATTCGCTCATTGCTAACAACAACATCTACTATGATGACCAAGCTGTGGAAGGATTCATTCGTTATTGCGAAGGTGAGCTGACATTAACAGATGGATCTGATCTTCATCTGCTCGATTCGTTTAAACTTTGGGCTGAGCAGATCTTCGGTTGGTATTACTTTGTCGAACGAAGTGTCTATGTACCAACCAAAGAGAATCACGGCGGCCACTATGAGAAACGGCTGATCAAGAAACGGCTGACGCTTAAGCAATACCTAATAGTTGCTCGAGGTGCGGCCAAGTCGATGTATGCGTCGGTCATTCAAAGTTACTTCTTGAATGTAGATACGTCGACGACGCATCAAGTAACTACGGCGCCAACGATGAAGCAGGCGGACGAAGTCATGTCTCCATTCCGCACTGCGATCACACGCGCGCGCGGGCCTTTGTTTAAGTTCTTAACTGAGGGTTCACTGCAGAATACAACCGGCTCGAGAGCCAATCGTGTCAAGTTAGCCGCAACTAAGAAAGGAATTGAGAACTTTCTTACCGGCTCACTGTTAGAGGTTCGGCCAATGGCGATCAATAAGCTTCAGGGTCTGCGACCGAAGATCTCCACGATCGATGAATGGTTGTCTGGTGATCTCAGAGAAGACGTAGTAGGTGCTGTGGAGCAAGGCGCTTCCAAACTTGAGGACTATTTAATTGTAGCTATTAGTTCGGAGGGAACGGTCAGAGCAGGTTCTGGTGACACCATCAAAATGGAGCTTGCTGACATCCTCAAAGGAGAGTACCTCGCGCCGCATGTTTCGATCTGGCATTACAAACTTGATGAGATCGAAGAAGTTGCCAATCCAGCTATGTGGATCAAAGCTAATCCAAATCTAGGAGCAACAGTATCTTATGAAACCTATCAATTGGACGTGGAAAGGGCTGAAAAAGCTCCGGCGTCTCGAAATGACATATTGGCGAAGCGTTTTGGGATTCCAATGGAGGGTTATACGTACTTCTTTACGTATGAGGAGACGTTACCTCACCGCGCTCGAGAATTTTGGCAACTACCTTGCGCTCTCGGAGCAGATCTCTCCCAAGGTGACGACTTCTGCGCGTTCACTTTCCTATTTCCTCTGGGCGCTGAGAAATACGGAGTTAAAACTAGAAGCTATATTACGGAGCTTACATTGATGAAGCTCCCGGCCGCTATGCGTCAGAAGTATGAGGAATTTATCAATGAAGGAAGTCTTCATGTCATGCCGGGAAACATTCTGGACATGATGGAAGTGTATGACGACCTTGATCAATTCATTCTTACTTCTGAGTACGACGTCCGGGCGCTCGGCTACGACCCGTACAATGCCAAGGAGTTTGTTACACGTTGGGCAGCTGAAAACGGCCCCTTTGGAATTGAGAAAGTTCCCCAAGGAGCCAAGACCGAGTCGGTTCCTTTGGGTGAGATCAAGATCATGAGTGAAGAACGACTATTGATCTTCGATCAAGCATTGATGTCTTTCGCCATGGGTAATGCAATCACCTTGGAAGATACGAACGGGAATCGAAAGCTTTTGAAGAAGCGACAGGATGAAAAGATCGATAATGTCGCCGCTCTGATGGACGCCTGGATTGCATACAAGGTGAATAAGGAGGCGTTCGAGTGATTGAAACTGAGAAACCCGGATCTCCCGCCGACTTAGTGCACTATGGTAAGAAAGGTATGAAGTGGGGGGTTCGTAATAGCGATATTGGCACAGCTTCGTTCAAGAAACAGTTTCCTACGCGGCAAGCACGAAATCAAGCAATTCAACGTGCACGTGGAAAAAGATTGATGGGGGAATCAACTCTTACGGATGATGCTGTTGCCAAGCGTTTGAAAACTGGCGAAAAAGCTGCATTAACATTACTAGCTGTTACAGGATTTGCTACGCTTCCTATTGCAGCATTTACTGGTGTTAATGTTGCTAGTAGAAGACGGATTGAAAAGAAAGTTTTAAGAGGTTCGTAGGGGGTGTAATGCCTACCCGAGATAAGTATCGTGATTTTCTTGTTGATGCTGCTGTTGTTGTCATTGCGATTTTTATTGTTCTCGCCTATTTTAATGGTTGGGGTTAAGTAGATCTGAGCGAATTTGGGGAAGGAGGTGAGAGGTGTCGCGAGTTGGCAAGGCGTTAAGGCACGCCTGGAACGTCTTCGCGAATAATGAAGACAAACGAAATTTTTCAGGGAATGTTGTTACTTATGGGGGAAGACGACCAGATCGTATAAGACTTCAAATCCCCAATGAACGCTCGATGATCTCGTCGATCTATACGCGCATGAGCATTGATGTCGCGTCAGTGGACATGCGTCACGTAAGGCTAGACGATCAAAAACGATATATTGAAGACATTAATAGTGGACTTAATAACTGTCTAACTGTCGAAGCCAATCTAGATCAAGCAGCGCGAGCCTTTAGACAAGACATTGTCATGACACTCTTTGATCGAGGCGTTGCAGCACTGGTTCCAGTTGATACGACTATTAGTCCAGAGAAAAACGGCGGTTATGAGATCCTCACACTTCGTGTTGGCGACATTGTTGCGTGGTATCCTGAGCATGTGCGCATAAGTTTGTATAACCAAACTAAAGCGAAGCGTGAAGAGATCGTGATTGAAAAATCTGCGGTAGCTATTGTTGAAAATCCATTGTACTCAGTGATGAACGAGCAGAATTCGACTCTTCAGCGTCTACTGCACAAGCTTAATCTCTTGGACGCGATCGATGAGCAGTCGGCTTCTGGAAAACTAGATCTCATCATCCAGCTTCCGTACGTAATCAAGTCTGAAGCTCGCAGGCAGCAAGCAGAACAGCGCCGAACCGACATCGAGTTCCAGCTTAAGGATAGCCAGTACGGAATCGCCTATACGGATGCAACAGAAAAGATTACACAGTTGAATCGTCCAGCCGAAAACAATCTCATGGCCCAGGTCGAGTACTTGACCGAGATGCTTTATGGTCAGCTTGGTCTGACAGAAGAAGTTATGAATGGTACGGCAGACGAGAAAGCTATGTTGAATTATTGGAATAGAACTATTGAGCCTATTCTTACTGCTATTGTCGAAGCTATGCGACGTTCCTTCTTGACCAAAACTGCTCGAACACAAAAGCAGACCATTCAGTTCTTCCGCGATCCATTTCGGTTGGTTCCGATTGAGAACATTGCGGAGATTGCCGATAAGTTCACTCGCAATGAAATTATGACGTCGAACGAGATGCGCCAGGTCGTTGGTATGGCTCCACATCCTGACCCGAAGGCGGATCAGTTGCTGAATAGCAACATGCCCCAAGGAAGTCCGACGCCAACCGGAGTTGTCTTGGAAGACGCTCCGTCTATGATTGACCGAGCTTTAACTTTTGACCCAAGATTAAGGAAGGAAGTTCAAAATGGGAGCAACGGCAAAGCCTGACTTCAGCGGCTATGCCACCAAAGCTGGTCTCAAGTGTTCTGATGGCCGGACGATTATGCCCGATGCGTTCAAGCATCAGGATAAGGAAGTTGTTCCACTTGTCTGGCAGCACTCTCACAATGAGCCCAGCAATGTGCTCGGTCATGCGATTCTGGAGAACCGTGAGGATGGAGTTTATGCTTACGGTTTCTTCAATGATACCGAGCAGGCAAAGAACGCCCGGGTTCTAGTACAGCATGATGACATTAAGTCATTGTCTATCTATGCTAATCAGCTTACGGAGAAGGCAAAGCAGGTTTTCCACGGCTTTATTCGTGAGGTGAGCCTAGTTCTGTCGGGAGCTAATCCTGGCGCACTTATTGACAATATTACGCTCGCGCATAGTGATGGTGAACTAGTTACGTTGGAGGACGAGGCCATTATTTACACGGGTTTGGAACTTCATCATGGCGAGGAAGAGGAAGAAGAGTCAACCGATGATGAAGCAGTCCACGCTAATGAGGATGATGGGCCAACCGTTCAGGAAGTTTATGATTCAATGACCGACGAGCAAAAGGAAGTCGTTCATTATATGATTGGCGCCGCGCTCGAGAGCTCTGCTGAGTCTCTTAGTCAGGCTGCTCATTCGGATGTGGATACAGAGACAGATACAGATACAGAGGAAGATTCTGTTGATGAGTCCACTAATGTACTGGCCCATCATGATGAAGTTAGTGGAGAGGAAGGACAGCGCATGACTCGTAATGTCTTCGAGCAGCAGAACGGAGGCAAGCAGGACCCAGAGCATGTTCTCACTCATGACGCGATCAAGGGCATCGTCCAGGAGGCTCATAAGATCGGATCGCTGAAAGAGGCCGTGGAGGCGTATGCCTTTAAACACGGTATTGACAACATCGAGGTTCTCTTCCCGGACGCTCGCTCTATTACTGATACGCCCGAGTTTGACCAGCGAAGAGTTGAGTGGGTCGCTGGCGTCATGAACGGCACTAGGCACTCTCCGTTCTCTCGGATCAAGTCTCTTGTCGCGGATATCACCTTCGAAGAAGCTCGTGCCCGAGGCTACATCAAGGGCAATCTGAAGAAGGAAGAGTGGTTCGGTGTTTCGAAGCGGCTTACGACGCCGACCACGGTCTACAAGAAGCAGAAGTTGGATCGGGATGACATCATCGATATCACCGACTTCGATGTTGTTGTCTGGCTCAAGGCGGAGATGCGCCTTATGCTCGACGAGGAGATCGCTCGTGCCATTCTGATCGGTGATGGTCGTGCTATCGACGACGAGGATAAGATCAAGGATCCGAGAGGCGCTGCGGAAGGTGCTGGTATTCGCTCGATCCTGTACGATCATGATCTTTATGCCGCAACGGTTACGGTCGACGATTCTGCTACGTCGCTCGAGACGGCTGATGCGATTGTCAGCGGTATGGGCTACTACAAGGGCTCGGGATCCCCAACTTTCTACACTACTCTTCCCGTGCTTACGTCGCTGATGCTGACTCGTGAACCGGTTTCGGGTCAGCGTTACTGGAGAACTGCTGCTGATCTTGCGGCCGAGATGGGTGTGAAGGAGATCGTCACGGTCGAGGTGATGGAGGATGAGCCGGATCTGGTCGGTATCATCGTCAACCTGAGGGACTACACTCTTGGCGCGGATAAGGGTGGGGACATCACGCTCTTCGATGACTTTGACATCGATTACAACCAGTACAAGTACCTGCTCGAGACTCGTCTTTCGGGTGCTCTTTCGAAGATCCGCTCGGCGATCGTTGTCAAGCGTGCTTCGGCTGGAGCAGGTAACCTTGCTACGCCGGTTGCACCCGCCTTCGATGGTACGACTGTGACGGTCGCGACCACGACGGGTGTTGTCTACAAGAACAAGGATACGGGTGCGACGCTGACCACCGCGGCACCGGTTGTCCTGGCTTCTGGTGAGTCGCTGACGGTCGAGGCTACGCCGGATGCCACGCACTACTTCTCCAGCAACCAGGAAGATCAGTGGTACTTCGAGAATCAGTCGTAAGGTAGGTCTTTCATGGCGAGGTACTTTGGTCGTATTGGTTATGGCGAATCAGTAGAAACTGCACCAGGCGTGTGGGTTGACCAAATCACCGAACGCTCATATTACGGAGATGTAATTCGAAATGCACGTAGTCTCCAAGAAGGTGAGAATCTTAACCCCGATCTGAGCGTCCGAAATTCGATCAGTATTGTGGCCGACGCTTACGCTAACGATCACTTCTTTGCCATTCGTTATGTGGAATGGGCGGGGACTTTGTGGACAGTTCAGTCTGTCGAAGTACAGAGTCCTCGCCTCATTCTAAGATTGGGGGAGGTGTACAATGGCCCCGCGCCTGCAGTTGCACCAACTCCTTGAAACGTTTGCGGCGCATGTGTACTTTCAGCCGCCAACGAACATTCAACTGGAATATCCCTGTATTATCTATAGACGTGACTTTGCCGACACTAAATTTGCGGACGATAAGCCGTATAACCACGTCTTACGCTATATGATTATGGTTATCGATCCTGATCCTGATAGTGAAATCCCCAGTAAAATTGCATCGTTGCCTATGAGTTTGTTTAATCGGTTTTATACGGCTGACAATCTAAATCACGACGTGTATAACGTCTATTTCTAAGGAAAGGACTGAGATGCCCCCATTGACATGGGATGGTGTTGGGGAGAAAGTCTATGAGACCGGTGTTGACCACGGCGTTCTCTATCTCCCAGATGCAGCAGGCGTGTACAACGCGGGCTTTGCCTGGAACGGTCTGGTGACAGTCACTGAGTCACCGACGGGTGCTGAGCCCAATGCTCAGTATGCCGATAACATCAAGTACTTGAACCTGATCTCGGCCGAAGAGTTTGGTGGCACGATCGAGGCGTTCACCTATCCGGAAGAGTTCGCCGAGTGTGACGGTACCGCTCTTCCAGAGCCGGGCGTCATGGTCGGTCAGCAGGTTCGCAAGATGTTCGGTATGAGCTATCGGACGAAGGTCGGCAACGATGTCGACGGGTCAGACTTCGGTTACAAGCTGCACCTTCTCTATGGCCTTCAGGCCGCACCGTCGGAGAAGGCATATGCCACGATCAATGATTCGCCTGAGGCGATCACCTTTAGTTGGGAGGTTACGAGCACTCCTGTTCCGGTGACTGGTCTCAAGCCTACTTCGTTGTTGGTGGTTGATTCGACAGTGGTGGATCCGTCTGATCTCGCAGCTCTCGAGGCTCTGCTGTATGGAGCTACGGTTGCTGCTGCTCTTCCGACTCCGGACGCAGTTATCGCGTTGTTTGCTGGACCGTAGTCCGAAACAAAGTGGTTGATCTAGACAGGGGGCTGGAGAATGCTCACGATTGTTGTTCCCGGCGTCGAGATGTTCGACGAAGAGTCACAAGAGTTCGTCACTAAAGACGATGTGACTTTGGAGCTAGAGCATTCTCTAGTCTCACTGTCAAAATGGGAGTCAATTTACGAAAAACCTTTCCTTGGTAAGGAGTCTAAAAGCACAGAAGAGGTTTTTGAGTACATCAAGATGATGACATTGACTCCTAGTGTACCTGATGAAGTATTTATGAAGCTCTCGGAAGCAAACGTC